GTTCTTTAACAATCTTGATTTCGTTGTCAGTCGGTGTTTCGTGGAAGTCAATATGGAACGCCGTGTTGTTTTCTGTGTTTTTCTGCGTTGAAAATTCAGCTAGGATGTCTAACGCTGCGTTGACTTCACTATCAGCATCCATTTGCTCATACTGATTGTATCGTTCAATACGATTTGGGTGCCCGATATAGACATCTGGCAGGTGACTTTGATAATTTTTGAAGCCAAAGGATGCGGAGGCTACTGATGTAGTGTCGCGCCCGCCGTGAATAGGGCTAACGTTTCCGCCTAAGTTTGCTGCCTTAAAGTGCTTTTTCCATCCGGCCATTTGTTGTTCCTTGTGTGTTATTTATCCAATTAGGACATATGCTTACTTAAAATGTCTAGAGCACGGATTTGATCGCCTGCTAATGACACTAATTGCTGTTGCGCTGCTAATGTTTGTTCTGATGTCTTAACTGATTCAGATATGATTTCGCTGATTTTCTTTAGCTCTGTTAAGGTGCTTGAATCTGAACTGTTTGTTGAAGTAGGGTTCATTACTGCCGATGCAGCCGCAGTTTCGGCTGGCATTATAGACAGTTTTTGCATAATGTTTGAAATCATGCTAGTGCTTGATGCACTACTAGACATATTAGTCACTGTTGACGATGACGGCAAACTAGTTTTGTCCATTGTCTTCATCAAGTCGGCGTACCCCTGTGACGCCATATCGAGTGATCCACCTACCATCGGCACAATCAGTTCAGTGCCGTGAAGTTTTTCTAGGTGACCATCTGGTGAGCCAGAGGATATGCCACCGTTAGCGTAACCTAATGCAGATATACCACCGCCTACAGTAGCGGTGGTTAACCCACCGCTAACCATACTTCCGCCGTATGCCATCATCGGAACTCCAGCTGCTGCACCGATGCCCGTTGCAGTAGCTAATCCACCTAACACAAATAGACCTGCACCAACTGCTGCTAACCCGAGGCCTACCTTAGAAACATCTTTACCTAAATCGTCAGTGACTTTTTTATCAGCACTTTTATCTTTACTACCTAACCCTAAGTCTTCTAATTGCTTTTTAACTCCTTCTAGAATTTCAGCAGCAACCTTTGCATACGCCTTAATCGCTGGAGTCAACGTTGTTTGTAAATCAACCGCTAACCCTTGAGCCGCAATCGCTGCAGAATGTACTCCAGCAGTTAAATCGTCTGTAGTAGTTTTTTGACCTGCTACACCTTTTTCAGCATTAGCTTGTGCTTCCTTAGTCCAAGCAATACGGTACTGCAATTCTTTCCCCATAGACTCTGCTAGTCCACCAACTAGTCCTCCTAATCCTGCAGCGCCTGCGGTTGCGATAGAAGTGTTAGCTAGCATATCTTTCTGCACTTGCTCACCGTTCTTAGCCTGATTGGCTCGTTCTGTGTGCTCGTCCATTATTCCGTTATTGTAATCGCTAAGCGATTGCAACGTCATATCTCGCATTCCTGCGCTAGCCGAGTTAAATACTGCACCTTCTCGGTTAATAACACTACCAAAATTTACCATGTCCATAAAATTCTTACGTTGAATGTCAGACATGTTTTCCATTGCTCTACCAATAGCAGCTTGCTGTTCTGGAGACTTTTGTGCTAGCTTTTGTTGAAACGCTAACTGGTTCATCTGCTGCTTAACTGCTTCTGATTTTTTCTTAGCATCTTCTCCTGTAATTGCTGTTATTACTCGAAGATTTTCTGCGTATTTTTGCGTCTGTTCAGCAATAACAGCATTGCTCGATCCTAGCGGTCCAACTGTTGATCCTTTCATACGCTGCATAGTCTCTGCTACTAGACCTGCTTGCTCCTCAAAGCTATACCCTAAATTTAACAGTTGATCTCGCATCGGATTACCACCAGCTTTTAAGGCAGCTCCCATTTTTTTAGCGCCGTCTGATACCCCTAATCCAGCAGCAGCTATCGTCGACGAATGAGATTTTAACACCCCAGAAAATTGTTCTACTGTTAATCCTGCATCCCCTGATGCATTACGCATCCCGGTCATGCCGTCAGTAAATAATGCTCCCGCTGACGAAGCATCATTGAAGCTCTTAATCGTTTTCTCTACTTCTTTTTGCAGGACATTAACCCCAAACTTTGCTAACTTAGACAGGCTGTCAGAAAAACCACTAATCAACATACCTGCACCAGCAACAGCTAGGCCTAAATATTTTACCTTACCGCCTGCGGTAGTCATGGCTCCACCAACAGTCCCTATTGCATCACCTGCCATCTTACCAGCACTGCCAGCAGCATCAATGCTAGCTGTCATAATACCCGACGACAATTCCATCCCAGAGGCATTATTTTGTATGCCCGACACAAATTTACCAGCAGTTGCACCTACTGCATTCAACCCAGCAAATGCAAGCTTAACTGACCCCGAGACTGTCATCAACCCTTTGATAGATTTTGTTAGCTCGTCGTATTTTTTTAATGCATCCGCGTCTTTTTTGCCCTTTTCAATTTGTTTCTTTAACGCTTTGTTCGACTGATCGTTAAGGTCGCCCATCACATCGCCAAGATCTTCGACTTCACGCTCTAACTTGCCTAGTTCTTGGCGGTACTTATCAGCAGATATTTTGCCTTCCTTAAATGCTTTATTCAGAGCAATCAAATTGAGTTGTTGTTGACCTTGAAGTTTGCTAGCTAGAGCAAATTCGTCAGAATTGTCCTTGATGTTTTCTGTGAGATGCTTGTGAGCTGCTTCTGCGTTTTTAATAACTGCTTCAAGCTGAGTGAAACGTTTAGTCACACCTTCAGGAGAAGGACCGTCTCGTGGTGGATAACTACCCCCAGACAGGCCGGTGCCACCACGCATCATTTCGAGCATCTCAGATAGTAGTTCGTCAGTTGTAGCCATTTTCTTTTACCCTTGTGAAATTCCACCATAAATACACATATATTTATGAGGATTTAAAAATGGAGCAACAATCACAAAATCCACTTGCTGGTTTCTTTAGACAGCCGATCATTCACTTCACTTTGCCAAGCAAAGGTCAATTTTGGCTTGACGGTGCGTTAAGCCTGCCAGTGACTGGCGAATTGCCAGTGCTTTCGATGACGACAAAAGACGAAATCACTATTCGTACCCCTGATGCGTTGTTAAACGGTGCTGGCATAGTGTCTATCGTGCAAAGCTGTTGTCCAAATATAACAGATGCATGGAATATGCCTAGCATTGACGTAGATGCTTTGCTGATTGCAATACGTGTTGCTAGCTATGGTAGCAATATGGACATCGAATCGACATGCCCTCACTGTAAAGCTAAGAATGAATACACTATCAATTTGAATCAAGTGTTAGGCAATATTACATCACCTGATTACACCAATACGGTTCAGATGAACGGGCTAACAATTGCTATGAAGCCACAGCCATATTTTAGCGTCAACAAAACCAATATGGCAAACTTTGAAGAGCAGCGAATTCTAGACACTATACGAGACGATAGTCTTAGTGACGAAGAAAAGTCTGCTCGATATCAAACACATTTGCAAAAGCTTGTTGATTTGAATCTAATGGTTATGGTAGATAGCACTAATTACATTCAAACCCCAGATGGGAACAAAGTATCTAACCCAGTGTTTATTGCTGAATTCTATAAGAGTGCTGATCGTGCTATTCCTAAAGCTGTTCGGACATGGCTTGAAGAGGCAGCTAAAGTAGCAGCAATTAAGCCAGTCAGCATTGATTGTGATGATTGTCATGAAAAATTCGATTTGTCAGTTGTATTCGACTACGCTAATTTTTTCGCTTAAGGCTTTTGTCGATGGATGCTGATCGGATCGAAAAATATATCAATCAGCTAGAGAAAGAGGCAAAAGCCTTAAAGGAAGAAGCGTTAAAATTTAGCTGGTACATGCGTGGCGGATTGTCGTACGATTCAGCAATGCTGTTATCATCACATGAACGAGAATTTGTTGCCTCAATTATCAAAGAGAACATCGAAACAACCAAGAAGACCGGACTCAACTTTTTCTAATCAGCTCACCCAAAAAGAAAGACTGTGCAAACAGTCTTTTCTTTTGTCTTGAATTCCTACACTAAAATTGTTGAGTCAATCCATCGGATGAAGAGATTGATACTACGAGTTGGTCCTATCATAACGAACCAGGTCTTTGCTTTCCTATCCCATCTGGCACCCAGCTTCTTAACATCCTCACGTTCTTCATAACGGACGCGAAGCTTCACTCGAATAGGCACTGTTGCAGTGCGTTGAGTTTTGCCATAATCTGAAGGTTGAACTATGATCGTCATACAGTATTTACCACAGCAGACAATCAGCCAAAGAAATTCCTTTGTACTTCAAAGGGTTTCTATTTTATTTGCTATCCTGTTGTAAAAACGCTTCGCGTTTTTAGCTCTGCGCGATAAATCGCTTGAGCCTTTTCATTTCATATACGCTGTAAACTGTAATGAACTTGAAGAGAATACATACACTTGATTTGAATAAAGCTATTATTTACTAATGCGTCTTTCCCAGCAGCAGCAGAGCTGCTGCGTAGCACTTATTTTGCCAGAAGCCATAACTCGGTAATGTAGGTAGGCCAGAAAAAAAATCTGGACTACCTTATACGTGTAATTTTTGCCGTCGCTGTTTACTCTAACTTCTGAAATTTTCGATGTAGGGATTGTCTATGTCTCCATCACTGATTGCCGACTCAGTATCCAGGCGTGTTCGTCGTTGTGTTAGGACTCGTTAGTTAGCACTTGTCCTCGACTCGGCGGGATTACGTTATATGAACCGCCGACCACTTTTAAAACCTATATTCTAATGCTAAAACATCGCTCCGGTGCCCTTGGACCTCGGGGTTGATATTTTTTAAGGACTGCTCATCGCAGTGCATTAGATCGTGTTGAGCACACTTACACCAGCGGCCCACATTCATGTAGAGGGGCTTGGCACCACAGATATGATAGACTCTGGGCAAATCTATAACTCAACTAAGATGACGACTGATTGCTAGAGATGGTCTCGGGATAATACTTAGAGGGTGTGTGGCAGAGCCACACTTAGTCCATGATGAAGAAATATGAGTTTGGTGATGTAAGTAGGTCTTGAAGTTTGTAACCGTATACCGCCTTGTATTGCAGCACCAGTTGTAAGTCTAACACAGGTGCTGATACAAATACAAGCTCGTCAACGCCATTATACTTCATTATGAGCATCATAGCCTTTTTAGAGCTTTCTGCGTCTTGTGATGCTTGTTTGATCCAGTCATCCCATTGTGTGATCTTGCCTTTTACAATCGAGGCAAAGGATGGACCAGACTTATAGCTTTTGCATTCAACTGAAAATTTAAATTTTTCAGGACAAATGAGATCACCGAAGAACGCATGATCTAAATCGTGCGTCTCGGTTCTCTTTTTGTTTGTGCCGCCAAAGAAAGACCCAGAATCCGGGTTCCTTCGGAAGCCTTGTGCAATGCCAGTAACTGGTTCAAATCTTGCTGAAAACAAGTTTGCAACTTTGCGTTCGAAGCTCGAACCCTTCGCTTTACCGTTGACTGGCATTATTTCTTCTTAAAAGTGATTGAGCAAGGTGCGCTCATTTTTGCTGTACGATTGCGAACCTTCAATGATAGGTTATGCAGATTTTTACTGCGCCGCTCTAGAAAGTCAGCAACCTTGTCTAAGAACATAACCCCACCGCAAGAACTTTTTTCCTCGATCGAGTTAAGTTTAGAAGTAATCGCCAACATGGCTTTTCTTTGTGCCTCTTGCTCGGGAGATAGAGAGTTGTCAATAAACGCCGGTGCTACCGGTATTGTTACTTGACCTAATGTATTCTCAGTAGGCACAGTGCCGAGAATATCTATAATCTTGCTTGGTGAGGTAGTAGCCATGATTACTTAGCGGCTAAACCGTTCTTTTTTTCTTGGATCTCTGCGCGACGAACCTTCGTTAGCTTGCCTAAGTCGCCTAATGCTGCGCGAGCGCGGGCTGCTGAGGCTTTTACGCCTTTTTCTTCGAACTTAGCGTGTTCTGCAACATAGAGTTCAAATGCTGCGAGGATGGATTCATGAGTTGACATTGTATTTCCTTTTAAAATAGCATTGCTGCTTACTATTAGTTATGACTTATTTATGCAGTGCGAAATATTTCATAACCAAAATCATATTGCTTCGTCGTCACGGTACTCAGTGAATCCGCCCGACTTAACAACACGGAGGATGTTACCAACGCGACTAGTGAGTTCGTCCTTGTGCGATACGAGCCACACGCTCTTATGAGTGTCGCGTGTCATCTTTTTCAGGATGCCCATCGCACTTTCAACGCCACTAGCATCAAGCCCGTTGTCAATCAATTCATCGATGAACAGAAGGTTAACTGAGGAATACAGTGATTCCCAAACGTTGCGGAACGCCCACGACAGCGATAAGATCAATCGACCACGTTCGCCTCGACTAAGATTGTCAAAGTCTAGTTCACGCCCGAGCTCTTCGATACTAACCGTAAGGTCATTCTGGAATACTACTACGTGCGGTAAGCCGATCTTGCCTAGATAGTAAGATAAGCGAGCATTGAGATAGGTTAAGTTCTGATCGATGATACGTTTGCGTATGAAGCTATCTTTGTTTGTGAGCAGTTTGAACAGAAATTCTTGATGCTCTCGTAGCTTAGTAGCCTTGTTGATCTCGGTGTAGTCAATTTCAGTTAGCGCCTTAGTTTCCATTTCGACGATTTGGTCATCGTATGGATTCTCATCTGTTTTCTTTTGCTCTAGCTGAGCCCATTGATGCTCGACTGAGGTTTTGTGATTGTAAGCATCACCGATGTTCTTGTAGTAAGTGACGGGCTCTACCCCTAGTTCTCCTAGGAGCTCAATGCCTTGCTCGATCTGTCCGTTGTACGATAGAAGCTCGACAATACGCCCTTGTATCTCGACTAGCTGTTGCTCTTTTATAGCAAGATTTTCAGTTTGCTTCTCGTTGTGTAATGCTTGACCACAAGCATGGCATTGGTGATTTTTAAGAGCGGTGATTTCCGGCTCTAACTTAGCTACCGTCTTTCGTTCGCGTGCAATGTCTGCATTCCCACGAGATAAGGCTAACTCTAAGTCACTAATGTCTTTCTTCTTTTGAACGTATTCTGCTAACTGTTGATGCAACGATATTTCAGATTCGATGTCGATTGTCATTAGCTCGTTGATCGACGTTTGCAGCTTAGTGAGTTCTTCAGCGTGCTTATTGTTCCACATTGTTTGGCGTCGACGCAACGATACAATCTGTTCCTCGATCTTTTTGTTAGCTTCGAGCTCTGCTTTGATGCGGTATTCTTCGCTAGTGATGATATCTTTCGAGATCTTCGATTGCTCTTTGAGCTTCTCTGCTTTCTCACTGAGGACTGTGATGCCTAGCAACTGCTCGATGATAGGTCGTTGATCGTTTGCGCGTAGGCTGAGAAATGGTTCAGTGTAGGTGTTTAGCGCGACAATGTGTTTAAACATGTCATGACTCATGCCAACAATACGGTTGATCTCGTGTTGTGTTTCACGTGAATCGCCTTGTGCATCATTATCTTTGGCTGCGAAGGCAGCACCACCACAAAACAGAGCTAGGACGTTAGGACGACGACCACGCTCAATTCGATAATCGATGCCATCCTTCTCAAACTCGATAGTGACCAGCATTCCCTTGGCGTTAGTCTTGTTGATTAGGTTTTCTCGCTTGATGTTCGTTAGCGCCTGCCCGAAGATACCGTAGCTCAGAGCGTTGGCAATCGTTGTCTTCCCGGTACCGTTTCTGCTACCGTTATCGTCACCACCTAAGTCTAGGTTTTCTCCTAGAACCAGCGTTAGGTCTGACCGGTCAAAACTAATAGCTTGAGTTACATTGCCGACCGACATAAAATTCTTGGAGGTCAATGTCTTAATTTTGAAGGTCATGGGTTACAGGTTCCGATAGATATTGAGTAGCACTGCTGGATCATAGTGTTCGTTTGCGATGAGTGAAATTTGGTCTGACACAATCTGGTCAACAGACAAAAATTCTATCGACCCTGGTTGAACGTCGGCCCCTTCTAAGTCTCGTTTGTTTGGGAGTAACGTAATTTCTCGTAACTTGTAGGTTGTTGCAAACGTGTCTTTGATGAATGTTGCTTCTTCGTAGCTAATGTCAATGTCGAGATTAACACGAACGTGCATTTTTGGTTTCAGAATGATGTCAGCACTGTTTAGAACATGACTAAGATTGTAGACGCGATATTTGGGCTGATCTGGCCATGTGTGAAATTCGTGTGGCTTGCCCCACTCTAGAATCATACAACCACGTTCATCGTCACCAACGTCACTGTAGTTGTGCGGGAAACAATTGCCAATGTATGTGATATTCTTGCCTGCCATACGATCGCCAGTTTGTCTCTTGTGGAAGTGCCCACTGTAGACTGCGCCTACGCCCCCAAAATGTTCGTGCTGGATTTCGCCATTGTCTGGCATCTGTACCATAGCATTCATGTAAAAGTGTGGGAGCTCAAAGTGACCAAAGCAATAGTCTGCACGAATCTTCTCGATCTTTTTGTGATCGTCCTTCACTAGCCACGGCACAATTGATACATCACCCTCTTTGAAAAATTCATTGACGATGTGAACGTTAGGAATATGCTTTGCCCATGCTGCGCTTTGGATGTCCCTCTTGTCCCGAAAATACAGATCGTGATTGCCTGGGATGAAAAATACCTGGAATGCTTCTGACAGTAGCTCTAAAGCCTGCAAACTGTAATCTAACGTGACTAGATTGATGCTGGACCTGTTGTTATGCCAATCCCCGAGAAAGAAGCAGGTCTCACAACCTTGCTCCTTGCCGAGTTGAATCATCCATTTAATGAATGACAAGCAATCTTCATTATGAACTTGGCTATTTGACTTGAGACCAAGGTGCAAATCAGTCATTACGATTGCTTTTTTGAATAAGTTAGTAGTCATGCGTTAAGGTTGTTCCTTAAATGTCGGTTAGTTTTACTCTTACCTTGTAAGTATATAGCAAATCTAACAGGTGAAGCAACAGCAATGTCACCAAAAGAAATTGCTGTTGCTTATAGTGCAGTTATTCGTCTGCGCCATGCCCGTAATCACCAACACCAGAATTTTGACGACTGTAACTAGGTGTTAAATTATTCATTTCAAGAATGTCATCGCGAATGTTTTGGTTTTTCTTCTCGATGTTGAGAACCCTAGTAAACGAGTTGGTGATAGCTGCTGTGTAATACGCAAACGGGTTCGCTGACTTAGATTCGTCAAATTGTAACCCGATATGCGCCAGCTGTAGCAACGCCTGAGCCCGCATTTCATCATTGTACGTGTAACCGCGCCAATTGCTGCGTGTAGCGTACCGCTCGCACAATTTCATATACATTAGAGCTAGTTTATTGGTGATTTTGCCATGATCCCGGTTGAATTCACCAGTGATTAAGTCGCCTTTCCAGTGGCTTTTGCCTACTACTTCGAGGTCGCCATCTTCTCTGAGCTTGTAATGCAAAAATGGTGGAAAGTTGAGTTTGACATATTTGACGGCGGCTGTAGGCGGCGCAATGTCTGGAATTTCTTCGTCGTATTCGGTCATCACAATGTCTGCATCTTCGTCGATAACAATGGCTTTAGATTTCTTACCTTTGACTACCTTTGGAGCAGATGGCGGAGCCTCTGGAATATGACCCCAAGATGTGATACGGAAGACAAGATCAGTGACCTTGATATCTTCGTGACTGATGCCAACCTCGTCAGCCTTTAGTTTCTTTCCTTCAAGCAACGCTGCGTCTTGCGCTGCTACTGTGAGCCTCTTTGCCCTCGCGGCTTGCGCTGCTGGCGGGTTCACGACAGTTTTTTCATTACCAGCCGCATCAACGATCACCTCTGTAGTAGGTAAAAGTGAAGCAGGAATATCGTCTACGCTTGATAAGATGATGTCGTAGTCGGCGTATTCAGGTTTTGAAAAATAACAGTATGCGGTTTTGCTCTTGTGTATCTCCTTCAATATATCTTTGTTGTTGAGGTAATTTTGTGGTCTCACTGGTGGGTCCTTTTAAAAGCGATTTGCATTGGTTGACATCAATGCAAATAGATAGTATTATTATAGCAGTCGACTTTAGTAATAGCAATGAAATTTATAGTTTTTGGATAAATTTCTAAAGATTTCTGACGGCTGAATGATCCTGATAGAATATCTCCGATAAAGTGCAGGTATTATTTTAATGATAAATACTTTACTAAGTAGGAGTAAGGTATGGGAGTAGTCGATAATTATACTGCTGAGACAGGTAAGGCTGGGGGTAATGGCGCGGCCACACCGATAGTAAAGATCGGCGCGGTAATCTCTAACGTAGCAACGTCGGTAACTAAAGCAGTCAGCAGTTTAATAAATCCGAGTCAAGCTAGATTGCAGTTGGCTGGGTTAGCATCCGGGGCTGACATAGCAAAAAATACGGGATCACCTCCAACAGCTTGGTTGAACTCCGCCGGCGAAACCCAAAGCTCTGGTGTATCCGGCGACGATTGGCGTTTGCGTCTGTCAGTTGCCCCAAAATCACCTTTACTCTATAACATCAATACCAGTCAGTTATTACACCCGTTACGAAATACTGACGGAGTTATATTCCCCATCACGCCTAATCTGCAAATTACACACAACGCAAAATATTCTTCGGCCTCACTAACCCACAGTAACTACGGAATGTTCTTTTATGAAGGCAGTGAAGTATCAGCTCTTACTATCGCTGGAGAATTCCCGGTGCAAAATATCGAAGAAGGACAATATCTACTCGCTGCGATTTATTTCTTCAGAGCTGCAACAAAGATGTTTTGGGGTGGTGTCGGCGAAAGCACTGGCACGCTAGGTGCGGCAGGTGAGACTGACATATTTGCTGGTGCTCCTCCACCAATGCTATTCTTGAACGGTTACGGCGCACATTACTTCCCAAACGTGCCGTGTGTGGTTACGTCGTTTATGCATACGATGCCTGAAGGGGTTGACTATATCAACGTGCCAGCATTTGGAGGCAATGGTGAATCTACGCGTCTTCCAACACAGAGTACGCTGCAAGTAAATGTTCAGCCGATGATGAGTCGAGTTAAAGCGGCCACCTTCAACCTTGAAGAATTTGCTGCTGGCAGAATGATAACAAAAGGATTTATGTAATGGCGCTTGTAAAATATTCAAAATCTAGTCCGTATGCCACTACTGGCACTTATGGCGGATTCTTAGACATGCGAGTTGATCGTCCTATCTCAAAGCTTGCTACTGACACGCGATACCAGATCGACAGAGTGTACCATCACCGTCCTGATATGCTAGCCTACGACTTATATCAAGACCCGGCGCTGTGGTGGGTGTTTGCTGAACGCAACCCAAACACGCTGAAAGACCCGCTCTTCGATTTTGCTACAGGCGTCATCATCTATCTACCGACTAAAGAGACCCTCATTAAAGATTTAGGACTGTAATATGGCTCAATGGGCAGAATATAAGGATACTACAAATCCCACTAACGAGATGGAGTACACCGGCAATGCTGAACATGATAAAAATGTTGAATATTATGTTCGAACGGGGCAAGCCAAGTTAAAAGATCCGAACCAGGTTCGACCACCGCCTAATACTCCAGCACCAGATACTCGCCCTACAGTACCTGAGCCAACGCCACAACCAAAAGTAGCTGAAGAAACATCCTCAACGCTGCCACCACCTGATGAATCTACTTCAACCCCTACATCTACTCCTATGACGTCAGCAGAAGCAGACCGAGTAGAGGCAGCAAAAGATGCAGGTTCTGAATATGTACCTAGTACAAACACTACATCACTATCTGGTGTTGAAGATGCGTCAAAAGCTAAGCCTGGAGCAAAGGTAGAAACGATTAACGAAGCCTCTACCATTCCAGAATACACAGTTACACCAAACCAGTTGCACGAATACGCTTCATATACTTACAGTCTAAGTCTACATGCCCTAACTCCTGATGATTATTCGGCGATTATAGAAAATCCGAGAATAGACTACATTCCAAAGGCGGTATTGATTGCGAGTGCTGGCCGGTATCCAAAAGAACGGCATAAAGAATTTGCTGGAGTGGATTTCTTCTTTGATAATCTAGTCATCGAGACAGTGATCGGTATGACTGCTCAGACAAGAAACACTAACGCGATATCATGCTCGTTCACAATCATTGAACCGTATGGCGTCACACTACTGAATAGAATCATGAACGTGAGCACCGACATCGGAGGTCAGAATTTCCGCGAAATGCCTTACCTACTCCAGATCGATTTCTTTGGCTATAAGGATGACGGCGTCCCTACTAAGATCCCAGGGATATCGAAGATGATCCCGATTCGCTTCGGTGAGTTCAAAATTAAGCTGTCGACGAAAGGCGCTGAATACGCCATCACTGCCTTCCCGTTCAATCACATAGCGTTTGCTGAAACTATTGCATCAACTCCAACAAAATTAGAGGTAGTGGCTCCTACTGTGGGGGACTTCTTCTTATCAAAGACTGGCGTCTCAGAGGAGATGAAGAAAGCCGATACACAACGAGTAAAAGATAATGTGAACAACGCGGCTAGAAAAGATATTGTTGATAGAGAAGTAGCTATGGCAGAGAAAGCAAGAACAGCTCAACAAAAAGCTGACGGCACTCGAGGTCCTCCAGCTAAGTCCCAGGTGCAAATTGAGTTAGAGAACGAACAAAAAGTATTATCAACTTCAGTGAGTAACGCATTAGTTCGAGTACATAGTTATACTGGGGCGGTTAATGCTTGGTGGGAAGCTCTTAGGGATGAAAACAAAATTGAATATCCGAACGTTATTGAGTTTGAGATAGATCCGGAGATAGCCAAAGCTTCATTCCCGGGTGAGAATGTATTACCTCCAGCAGATATGCCAATGCAGCAAACTAAAACTGACGCAGATAAAACTGCTACTGATGTTTTGCTAGCGAAGAATTTTACCTATGTGTCACAAGTGAACACTTCGTCTATAGATGGTATTACAGCAGCGTCTAGCAACGATATACAAAACAGACCAGAAGGGCAAGCTCGTACTGCCCCAGCGTTAGCAAATACTGCAAACACTAAAACAACCGCAGCAACAACGCCGGTGATATATGCACGCCCACAAGATGACCCAAACTTTGATGCTAGCGCCTACGGTACCGACCCAGTAGGATATACTGCTAAGTGGAAAGAGGAAAATGCAGTGAAGCAGGCAGCAATAGATCAGGCTGCAGGTGATGCAGCCTATGCAAAAGCTACTGAGTCACAAAGAGTCGCAGCCGCCACAGACATTGTTAAAGGTAAAGAAAAGACTCAGAACGGATGGTACACAAAATGTTATGAGGGAGATGCCAGAACTCGAATCATGTCGATTAATCAAGGCACCTCGATTGTAGAGGTCGTTGGTCTTGCGCTAAGATCTAGTTCATTCATCACGGGTCAGATCCAAGATCCACTAACTAGTTCTGCTACCCCAGACGAGTTAGCAAAATTAGCCAAGACTGCGCTCAAGTGGTTTAAAATAACGCCGAGGGTTAAGTTGAAGCAGTTTGACCACACGCAAAACTCATTCGCAAAAGTGATCACCTACAAGATTGAAATCTTTACTGTTTACAATACAAAAAATAGGCTTGCTCCACAAGGAGAGCCAAAGGGGTACGTTAAAGATTATCAATATATGTACACCGGACAAAATAATGACATTGTAAATTTAGATATCAATTTTGATTCGTTGTATTATGTAGCCCAAACTACTGCGGCAGTGAATAGGGAATCAACCTCTGGTGCCCAAGATACTAAAGATGATGCAGACATCAAAGCACAAGAAAGCTCTATTAAAGCAGCAGAGCAAAAGGCTCTGCGCGATTCAAAAGCGAACTACGGATATCAGCCAACGTTTTCGAACGTGAATTCTACAGTCGGCCTAGCTAGCTTAACCAGTAAGGATGACCAAGCGAAACAGTTACACCAACAGCTTCTAACCTCACCTAGCGGAGACATGCTATCTATAAAACTAAAGATCGTCGGTGATCCAGATTTTATTAAGCAGGATGACTGTTTTTATTCTACGCCAACATTAACTGCAATGAAGGAAGCTAACTACAAGCTACCAAATGGCAGCATAGTTATGGATTTAGGTGAGATTTTTGTTAACCTCACCTTCAAGACTCCTGGAGATTATAGTGAAGAGGGTATTGCGTATCCCGGATACGCTAATTACAACTCAAGTATCTTCTCTGGGCGATACAAGGTGTTAACGGTTAAAAATACTTTTTCGGGAGGTAAGTTTGAGCAAGAGCTCGATTTAGTCTATTATCCAAATCAACCTACACAAGGTCTGAATGCGCCAGTGAAGGCTACTGATTCGAAAGAGCGGTCCACCGGAGATTACCGTCCGGGAGATACTCGCACAGCTAGCGATGATACTTCGTCGCCACTACTAGCCGATTCAGCAAAGACTGATGGCACTAAGATGCTCAACGATTTCCGTAGCCCAGAAGAATCGCCGTCGCCTAGACCACCAGAAATAGAATGGGGCGATGGAGAACCTGACCTCACAGAGAGAATCACAGCAGTTAGAAAATTAGCCACTACTTATCCTACCTTGCATATTGGAGAAGATTCGATCCAACGTCAAATGTCTGCGACGCAGGTCGGGCTTACCCCGACGTTAGACAACCTACTAGGAAAGGTCCCGTCTACTATTCCAACGATGCCGATGTTGAAAGATGCCAGCTCGCAACTCACCTCCAGTCTGGCCTCTGCTCAATCAGCCGCCTCTACGGCGCTTGGTAATGTCCAAGCAACCCTGAAGGTACCAACACCCCCAGCGTCTGGCACCGGTGGACAATTCTGACCCCTACCCTAATCTAGATAAGTATACTCATGAGCTCAGATAAAATCCTAGGATCTAAAGCGTCGAAAATGTTCGACCAGAACAATACGATGGGTGCCCTGCCAGTTACGCAGACATACATCGGCATCGTTAAGCACAACACTGATCCAACACGAGCAGGTAGATTAAAGGTGTGGATCCCAGAATTCACTGGTCGTCAAGAGGATGAAGCAGGGTGGATCACAGTTCGTTACGCTAGTCCGTTTATGGGTGCAGTCCGAGGCATGGACCCTACTAAACGAACCAAGGAAAATGACTATACCCATGTAAACCATACCTACGGCATGTGGTTTGTCCCGCCCGACCTCGGCAATTACGTTTTAGTCACGTTTATTGCTGGTGACATTACTAAGGGATACTGGTTCGCCTGCATTATGCCTGAACTCAGTCAGTATGCGATCCCTGGTCAAGCTGGCGGCGTAGGCTCACAAGGAGCCGCCCCTTTTGTAGATCCTGCATTAGCTGAAGTGCTAACTAACCCGCCATATCCGTGCGTAGAATTCAACGACGAGAATGATGATCTAAAGAAACATTGGAACGACTTCTTGTTAATTAGCAAACCAATCCACGAAGAGCAAGCTAAAATATTATTGCGCCAAGGGCTAGAGGACGATAAAACTCGCGGGGTCATCTCTAGCACTTCACAACGAGAGAGTCCGAGCCGTGTATTTGGTATTAGCACTCCGGGAGCTCCAAGCACACCTAAAGATCCAAAAACTGGCCAGCCAGCATATCGTAATGGTGGACACACCTTTGTGATGGATGACGGCAACATTGATGGTATAGACAAACTAATACGCCTACGTACCGCTGGTGGTCATCAGATTTTAATGAACGATACAGAGCAGGTCCTATACATTGGTAATTCTGTAGGGTCGGTCTGGATGGAATTCACTGGTGACGGACAGATGCACGTATTCGCCGACTCTAACATAAACTTTCGTGCTAAGGGTAACATCAACTTCCACGCAGACAAAAACATCAATTTAGCAGCAGCAAAAAAGATCAACTTAGTATCAACCGAGGGTATTGTCGAGCAATCAAAATCGATCACTATTAACGCATCAGTAGAGTTAAATCAATTCGGCCAGAAGGTGGGTATATCCTCCGGATCCACTCTCGGCTTACAGGCTAGCACTATAGGGTCGTTCGGCTCTGGAACAGAACTAGTTTTTGGCTCCGGTAAAATTTACATCAATGAAAAACCTGCCCCATCTGTAGCACCTCCGGTAACTATGCAACCGTCTAAGTTTAAAGATACTAAGCCTACTAAACCAGCACCATATTACAAATTTAAGCAGAATGACAAAGTGTTCTCGATTAATGAGTCTGAAGGTATGGTAGTCCCGACTCACGAGCCGTGGACGACCCATCACCCGACCGCCGCCACACAAGCTACTGGCTCGTCTGGGTCACAACCTACTGCTACCTCCGCAACAAGTAAGCCGACTAGTGGTGACCAAGTTGGCCCAGCGATGGCTCAAAATTCTGGAGTATCTAACCCGGCTTCGTCGTCGGACCTAGCTAACCAACCAGCTAATACTACCGGGATCGGATCACTAACATCGGAAGAAGTAACTGCATTAAAGACTCAAATTAGCAAATCAGAATCAGGCGGTAACTACTCTGCAGAAAATCAACTAGGCTACATTGGAAAATATCAATTTGGCGCCCTAGCATTAATTGACCAGGGTTATATTCGATCCGGTACTAGCAACCGAGGATTAAGTGATCCAGCAAATTGGATCGGTAAAAATGGTCTCTCTAGCAAACAGGATTATTGGGGTGCTCAAAAAGTACAAGAAGAGATTATGGACACTAATCTTTTAGCTAACTACAAAACGTTGATGCGTCTCGGAACAATCAACGCTTCGTCAACAGCAGATGATGTAGCCGGCAAATTGTCTGTATCACATTTGCTTGGTGCTGGTGGGTGCAACAAATGGGCTAAGGGTCTCGGCGGCTCAGATGCTAACGGCACGTCCGGCGACACATACTATCAACGAGGCCGATATGCAATTATTGTATTAGCTAAGGGTGGTAAATCAGACACTACAGGATAATTTACATGTCTATCTATAATGGGTTCTCGACCGTCAATCGAAGAAAAAAATACAGAGTCACAGACTTTGAGCTTGCAAAGCAAGATCTAATTAACCACCTGCACATCAGAAAAGGTGAGAAGCTGATGAACCCGAATTTCGGAACGATCATTTGGGATTTATTGTTTGAACCGCTAACGCCAGACGTTAAAACTCTTATCCAGGATGACCTTAAATCTATCATTTCGTATGACCCTAGGCTTTCGATTGACAGCATCGCTATTACAGAATTTGAAAATGGAATTCAGGTCAACGTCGATTTAACCTTCGTAGTAACGAATCAAACTGCCCAAATGAAGTTTGCATTTGACCGAAAAGACAAGTCCTAACACAATCTAGCTATTATATACGCTGTTTTCGTATGCCCATAAATACAACATACGAGGGTATGAAATATGTCGTCAATTGATCGCCAAAACAGCTTATTAGCAGCAGAGGACTGGAAAAAAGTCTACCAGACATTTAGGGAAGCCGATTTTCAATCTTATGATTTCGAAACATTGCGTAAAACAATGATCGACTATCTAAGACTGTACTATCCGGAAGATTTTAATGACTTTATTGAGTCGAGCGAATACATTGCCCTCATTGATTTGATTGCATTCTTAGGTCAGAGTCTTGCTTTCCGGACCGACTTAAATTCACGTGAAAATTTCCTAGACACCGCAGAACGACGAGACAGCATTCTTAAACTAGCTCGCTTAGTGGGATACAGTCCGAAGCGTTGCATCCCGGCATCTGGACTCTTAAAGATTACCTCAATTGCAACAACAGAATCTGTAATTGATTCGAACGGTTATGACCTAGCGAACTTAGCAATTACCTGGAACGATGTTACGAATAGTAACTGGCTCGAACAGTTTACTATCATCACAAATGCAACCTTGCTCAACAGCCAAGTGATCGGAAAGCCAGGTAATTCGCAGTCGATCAACAGTATCAAAACTGATGAGTATACGATTAACATTACTCCGAATACCTTGCCGGCATTTCGATTTTCGGCTACAGTAGGTGGAACCTCAATGCAGTTTGAAGCAGTATCGGCAACCAGCGTAGGACAACCGTATATCTACGAAGTGCCACCTAAGCCACTAAGCAAGTTCAACGTGCTGTATCGTAACGATAACCAAGGCAATGGTAGCATTAACACTGGTTTCTTTATGTACTTCAAACAAGGTGCATTACAGTCTGCCGACTTTACAGTGTCGGAAGCATTGCCTAATCGTGTCCTTAGTATTGGGTTCAGCAACATCAACAATTCTGATGTGTGGCTGTATGATGTAGCCTCCGATGGTACAGCAAATACTAAATGGACCGCAGTCCCGGCAGTAGCAGGGATCAATGTCATCTATAACAAGTCAGCTGAGCGCAACCTTTATCAAATCAATACAACAGCTGGTGATCAAATCGACTTAGTCTTTGGCGACGGGTCTTTTGCAAACGTACCACAAGGCGCATACAGGTTGTTCTTCAGAACAAGTAACAGTCAGTCGTACAAAGTCACGCCTGACGAAATACAAAATGCAACGATCACAATGCCATATATCTCTCGTGCAGGTCAGCAAGAGACACTAACGATTCGTGCTAATCTGAACTACACTGTGGCCAACGCAACATCGAACGAATCGTCTGAAGAAATTCGTAGCAAAGCCCCACAACAATACTACACCCAGGGTAGAATGATAACAGGTGAAGATTACAACATCGTACCGTTTACTGCATTCTCAGATATTTTGAAGGCTAAGGCAGTCAATCGTACCAGCAGCGGAGTAAGCCGATTCTTAGACGTAAACGATTCTAGCGGCAAATACTCTAGCACAAACATTTTTGCTCAAGACGGATTCTTATATCGTGAATCGAAGCTAGACTCTACTAGCTTTACGTTCTTAACATCATCTGGCGTGCAACAACTGATTCAAGATGAACTCACGATTATCTTAGGCTCAAAAGAGATTCAACACTTTTACTACGAGAACGTTCTTAGGACTGACCCGTATATGACTGAGCTAGTCAATGGCGTTACTACCTACCGCCCTGTATTGTGGAATGTAAATTCGATCAATTCAGATGGCTGTACTGGATACATGTATTATGACACAACAGCCCTAGATCCTGTAACAGGTAAACCTACTCCTGTAGTGATACAGGTAGGCGACAGCACTAGCGCCACCACTAAAGATGTGAAAATAGGATCAATATTAAAGTTTGCGGCACCAGAAGGATACTACTTCAACACGCAAAATCATATTACACAAGGAACACCAAAGTTTAATGGCGACAAGATGTTTATCTATACGTCAGTGACTAGTATTGTTGGCGACGGCACATTCGGTGGCGCGATTTCTCCTACAAGCAAACAAGGTCCAGTAACACTAAGCGTGAAAGTTCCGTCGACTGCAACCCTAATAGAAATCATCCCAGTGTTTAAATCTAGACTGCCAACTACGGTATTAACAACAATTGTGAATAAGATCTTGTCCTTTAATAACTTTGCATTGCGCTATGATTTAAGGTCGGCAAACTGGGTAATCGTTGAAGACTACAATTTAACTAACCCGATCAGTACTGATTTTTCCTGGACGAATGCTGGCGGGCCAGCAGATGACAGCTGGCTGATACGATTTGAATACAGCACCAACGTAGGGTACAATATCTATTGGAGAAGTACAAATTACTACTTTGAAAGCCTGCTGGAATCAAAATTTTACTTCGACGAGAAAGTCAAAATCTATGATAGCAAGACTGGTTCTACGATCAAAGACATTGTGAAAATCTTGAAAGTTAACCAGGCACCAACTACATCGTCAACTTCGGAATCTATGCCGTTAGGTGTTGACTTTGTGTGGAATGTCCACAAGAATGTGATCGACTTAGACGGATATGAAAATCAGAGTAAGGTGTTGCTGACCTTTACTGATACTAATGCTGATGGTATTCCTGACAACCCAGATATCTTTGATATGGTGGTTGCTCCTGAATACGACGCACAGAACAAGTTAGTATTCTTCGAGCGAGAGATCAACTACACAGGATTTGTGTCGTATGCTCCAACACCTAAGTATATCAATTCTGCCTATGAATTTAAGAGCAGTATTGATGCTACTCTATCGTCGGTGGAGGTGTTGATTGGTGATTTGTATTACACAACCGGAGACAACAAATTCTACAAGGTGATAGCCAGCAACGCATCTAGCGGGAAAGCCTTAGAAGAGCAGGTCAATATTTACAAGGCGTATGTCGGGCGCGGTGGCGCATCTCCAGAATCCGGGGGGTTGTATTTTCAATATCGTCATAACAGCCCGAGTTATCGACGCATTGACCCAAGTCCGAGTAACATCATCGACTTGTATATGCTAACAAAAGTGTTCGCTTCGGATTACCAAACCTGGGTTAGAGATACAACTGGCGCTATTGAAGAACCACAACCGCCTACTACTGATCAACTTTCGATGTCATATGGCACGTTAGAGAATTATAAAGCAATTAGTGATACAATCATCTTCAACAGTGCAAAATTTAAGTCGCTGTTTGGCGCTAAAGCTGATCCATTGTTACAGGCCACCTTTAAGGTCGTGAAAAATGCGTCGTTAAACCTGAGTGACAACGATATTAAGTCAAACGTAGTAAATGCGATCAACACGTATTTCTCTGTAGACAATTGGGACTTCGGCGAAACGTTTTACTTCAGCGAGTTGAGCGCATATTTGCACTCTAGCCTGAGCCCGAATGTGTCGTCGATTATCATTGTGCCACTGAATCCGACTTCAATGTTTGGAAGCTTGTATCAGATCAATGCAGAGGCAAACGAAATATTATCTAGCTCAGCAACAGTAGACAACATTGAAATTATTAGCGCGATTACCGCTGCTGCAATTAACGCTAATTTTTCCTCGGTAAATAATAGTATCACTCTCGGAAATATTTAATGACGACTCGAACAATTGGTTTTCTGCCGGACATATTCAAAACACCGGCAAATAAGAAATTCTTAAACGCAACGTTAGACCAGCTCGTTACAGAACCTGATCTGCGTAAGCTCAACGGGTATGTCGGACGAAAATTCGCACCGACCTACAAACAATCTGATAACTACCTCATTGAGGATTCAGCCGACCGTCAGAATTATCAACTTGAACCGTGTGTAGTATCTACTAATGACAATAAGAATATTCAATTTTTAAGCAGCTACACTGATACGATCCAGAAATTGAAATTTTATGGCAGTATCGATAACAACCATTCTAGACTATTTTCGAATGAAGCCTACTCGTTCGACGGCCTAGTTGACTTCGACAAGCTAGTCAACTTTAGTCAATACTACTGGCTACCAAATGGTCCTGATGCAGTAGATGTTTACGCGACTGTAGATTTAGAGCAAGAATACGTAGTAACGCGAGATCAACAATTATCGGCTTACACTATCTCGGGATTCGGCACTGCACAGAATCCAGATTTGATACTAGCCCGCGGCGGTAGGTACACCTTTAAGGTCAATCAACCAGGTGACCAATTTTGGATTCAGACAGTGCCGGGATTATCCGGCACAGTTACTGGACAAACAAACCTGAGCAGCAGAAGTGTATATGGAGTAACCGACAACGGCGCAGCGAATGGCACAGTAACTTTTGAAGTGCCAACTCTTGACGAGCAAGATTACTACATCAATATGCCGAAGAGTGAGGCAGATTTTGCTACTACGTTAAATTTTGTTGACATTCACCACAAACTGTTGCAAAATCTTAACGGTGGGGTAGATGGAATAACCTCTAACCTCAATGGCAAAACAATTCTGTTTGTTAGTAACGATTTTTCTGATCCTGCTTGGGAAAATAAAGGTGTGTATGCTCTTAACGCATATGATAACGATACTAACCTAGTAGACAACAAAGACGAAGATCCGTACGACGATGGTGCATATATTCCGATAGCGAGAAGATCTGGGGTATGGAGAATCAACCTACGATTGATCGACGGTAACGAGTTGATCGAACTGTCGTATGACCGGGATATGCCGGTAGAGTCTAGGGTATTAGTTAGCGCCGGCAGCAATTTTGCTAACGTTGAGTTCTATAAAAATACCGTTGGTGATATTGTTAGAATGCCGATGATTACTGCTACATTGACCCAACTCTATTACAATGATGGACAAGATCAACGATTCTATGGGCGCATCTTGTTAGTAGATACCCTCAATGTTACAATCAACGTCGATGAAAGCATATTAGGTAAGAAGTCATATACTAGTCCGAACGGCGTTGTATTTACTAATGGACTAAAGGTAAGGTTTAACTCAGCGGCATTGCCGGCAAAATATGCAGGTAGAGAATGCTATGTTGAAGGGGTTGGGGTTAGTATCAGATTACCGTTAGTAAGTGATTTAGTTGTCCCGGATGTGTCGGATGCATCGTCTATTCCATTCGATATATATGGGTTTAGCGACGACTTTTTTGACGAGTCGCTCAACGGGCCACTAACTTCAGACTATATTACAATCAACAGATCAAGCATTGATGCAAATAGCTGGTCCAGGAGTAACCGTTGGTTCCACAACGATGTAATCAAATTAACAGCTGACTACAATCTAACGGTTCCGATGTTTGATCAATCAGCTAGGGCGGCGCGACCGATTATTGAATTTGATCCAGACCTACAGTTGTTTAACTACGGATCAATCGGAAAACACGTCGACGTGTTAGACTTCACAATAACTGACGCATTTAATGAAGTAGAAGGAATTAGCAACACGTACTTTACAACCGCAAACTTTAGAGATGGTATGACAATCATCTTTGTTAATGATAAAGATCCAATTGTTAGGAATCAAATTTACAAGGTTAATGTATTAGACATAAATGGTGCAACAAAAATCCATTTAACTGAAGTAGATGATGGCCAACTGTCAGCTGGCGATTCAGTGATACCAATTAACGGTTGTACTGTGTTAATGGATCCGATCACATCAAATTCTACGTTAGCTTTAAACCCTATATATCGACGAATGAGTGCTAGCAACAATATTGCTATTGTTCCTTTAGACGGCGTATTGAGTCCTACAGTAGGATTAATCTTAGGATACACTTTCTGGTACAATGGTAACTCGTGGATTCAATCCCAGCACAAAGTTGGGGTTAATTGTCCACCGCTATTTGACATTTTTGACAACGAGACTATTAGTTTCTCAGACGCTACAAAATACGCTAACTCATCGTTTGTTGGATCTACTATCTTCTCATATAAAATCGGAAAAGGAACCAACGACACTGTGTTAGGTTTTCCAATTTCGTACAGAAACTTCAACAATGTCGGCGACATCGAGTTCGAAAATACGTTTGATAGCTCTACTTTCACTGAGTTAGTGAACAACTCAACAATTTCACACAAATTAAATACTGGCACGCCGTCAAAGATAATTGATCGTTCTTCACGTACTAGCGTCAACATCTGGACGACGATAACTGAGAAAACCAAACAATATCAGATCATATCAAATATCTGCGATGGCACCACCTCATACTTTGAAATTGACATCTTACCGGCAGCACAAGAAGTAGCTCCGAACATCAAAGTGTTTGTGAACAATGTCAGACTCCCGTTAGGTGATTACTCTATCGTCAACGTCGGCGCCCGCACTGCGGTTCTAGTATCTGCACCGTTACAGCTAAACGATAAGGTCGATATTTTAATCTACTCACTGTCAGTCTCTGATTTCGGGTATTACGAAATTCCACAGAACTTAGATTTTAACCCGCTGAACGAAAACTTCACATCATTGACCTTAGGTCAGTTCAGAAACCACTTAATCTCGATGAGCAACAACAATGGGTACGTGGTTGGGCAAGTTCCTGGGTCAAGTAACCTTCGAGACGTTAGTGTCAAAGAGAGCGGCGGTAGTATCCTACAACATAGCTCACCGTCGATTTACAGTTCGTTGTTCTTAATCGAGAAAGACATAAATTTCATTGACAGCATCACTTTTGCCCAACATGAATACCAGAAATTTAAGACACGTTTCTTAGAATCGACGCGTTCGGCCATAGATGCAGGCATCACTGATCCAAAAGATGCTGTAGACTTTATTTTGCATAATCTCAATGAGGTGAAGAGTGTCGCATCGCCATGGTATTACAGCGATATGGTTCCTTATGATCAGAACAAAACTGAGATCGAATACACGGTTCTAAACATCGAGCTTACTGAGTACGAGATCGACACGATATTTGATGATTCGGTCCTTAGCAACAAGGCTATTCTTGTATATCGTAACGGTGTTCAAATGCTTCGCGGCATTGATTACATCTTCAACCAACAACGTCCATCAGTAATCTTTAAGACGACATTTGATTACGACGATACGATTTTGATTCGGATCTACCACAACACTGACGGATGCTATATTCCAGAAACCCCGTCTAAGATGGGCCTATATCCGAGATTTACACCGGAGGTTTATTCAGACACAACCTATCAGAACCCAGTAGAGATGATTCGTGGCCACGACGGAAGCTTAACACCTAAGTTTGGCGACCTGCGTGACGGCCTGCTGTTAGAGCTTGAAAAACGTATCTACAATAACATCAAGGTGTCATACGACGTCAGCAACTTTGATGTCAACGACGTGATTCCTGGACGATTCCGTAAGACGGGATACTCGATAGCTGAATTCAATCAGATCGTTTCACGATGCTTCTTAGATTGGGTCAGCACTACAAGAATCGATTACGCAACGAACGAATGGTTCCAAAGCAACAATCCGTGGACCTGGAACTACCGTCGATTCTTAGACGTAGGCGGCGAGACCATGATAGGATTCTGGCGCGGCGCTTACAAATATTTCTTCGACACTGATGCCCCTCATACACGTCCTTGGGAGTGTTTAGGCTTCAGCGAGATGCCATTGTGGTGGGTCGACACCTATGGACCAGCACCATACACTGGTGGTAACTTGGTCTTGTGGGGCGACTTAGAGAAAGGCTTGATCCGTCACGGTGATAGAGCCGGCATTGATGCACGCTATGCTCGCCCCGGCTTGTCAACTGTAATTCCAGTAACTGATTCGGGCGAGCTTCGATCACCTGACGAATTTATGGCAAAAGTAACAGGGAGCGCCGATGCATCTGGTGCGTTCTCGATCGGGGACCAAGCGCCGGTTGAAGCAGCATGGCGAAACAGCAGCGCCTATCCGTTCGCAGTTCAACAAGCAATCAGCTTGATGGTTCCAGCACGATACTTTGCTCAGCTTGCGTCGATTGCATCGTACAAGAAAAACCTTGAGTTAAATCAGTTCACAAACTTAATCACCAAACAGCGCATTACTCCTGCTGATTTTATCATCAACTCAGCAGGCTCACGTAACGCTGGCTACCTGAATTGGATCGCAGATTACATTACTGGATACGGTGCTGATCCAGTCTCTAAAATATCTGGATATCTTAAGTCGCTAGGGACACAACTAGGATATCGAGCTGCTGGATTCACAGATAAAAACTACCTGCGCGTGTTAGCAGAGCAGAGCAGCCCAGGTAGCACGAACGATTCGATTATTGTCCCGAATGAGAATTACAAGATTCACCTGCACAAATCAACTCCGGTCGACCGTATCGTCTACAGCGCCGTCATTGTTGAAAAGACAGTTGCTGGCTATTCGGTGTCTGGCTATAATTCAGAGAACCCAATATTCACAATCATCCCAAGTGAAGCGAATTCAAATCAGCAAACAATCACTGTTGGTGATTCGACCGGAGTAGTCTACAACAACTACCAATCTGTAAAAATTACATTACCGTACGGTTACGAGTTCCACAATAAACAACAGGTTGTAGACTTTTTGATTAGCTATG